GAAGAAGATATTCTTACCAATGCTAATTTTATCAAGAATGGTGTTGTATTGGATAGATTGTTGGAAAGTGTATTGATCAATAAAAATATCAAACCTAATGATTTTTTGATCGGAGATAAAAACGCGTTATTTGTTGCATTGCGTCGATTGGCATATGGAGATAAATACGGTCCATTGGCAGTTAAATGCAATAGTTGTCGTGAAGACAACAAAGATGTTGAAGTTAATCTCAGTCAAATTAAAACTAAAGAGTATGATTTTAGTAAAGTAAATAAAGGAGATAATACATTTGAGTATGTGTTGCCCTTTAGTAATCGTAAGGTAGTTTTTAAACTTTTAACTTCTAAAGATGAATTGGATATCGAAGGTGAAATAAAAGCGGCTGCTAAATTAAAATTAGCCAGTAGTGATTTAACAACTCGTTTAAAATATTCTATTGTTAGTGTAGATGATAATGAAGATCGACAATATATCAAAAAATTTGTTGAAAATGAATTATTATCTAAAGACAGTTTGGCATTACGCAAAGTAATGCGAGATGTAACTCCAAATATTGACTTAACATTTGAATTCAAATGTGCTCATTGCGGAGCAGAAGAAAGAGTAGGTGTGCCATTGACGGCAACCTTTTTTTGGCCTGACACCGCAGGATAAATTACTAATTCACGAACAAATTTTCAATCTGGCTTATCATAGTCAGGGCGCATTTACACAGCAAATTGCATATAATTTGCCTGTGCATTTGCGCTTTTTTTATATTAATAAATTAATTGAAGCTAAGGAAAAAGAAAAAGAAGAAATTGATAGATCTAAAAACGGCAGAGGAATGTCACCAAAAAGCGTATCTAAAGGTCCAATTGCACAAAAATAAACCATAAATAGTAAGTTTATGTCTATATTTATTATTTGTATAATCCTATGGCAAATAAAATTTCTGAAGATCAAGCAAAAGCGATTAAATCATTATTAGAATCTCATGAAAGACTTAATGATTTATCTGGGCTTTTTACAGAAGGATTAGATGAACAACTTAAAAAACTCCAAGAGCAAATAGAAACCAAGGAGCAGATGGAAGCATTGGGGGAGGAAGAAGTTGCAAATATACAGACCCAAATTAAATTAATGGGTATTCAACGTGGATTGGTATTTGATACATTTGGTAAATTTCAAAATTTAAATAACATTGGTTCTTCATTTGTTAAAACTCTAAATAATTTAAAAACTCCTCAATTATCTTTTTTAACATTATTAAGTTTATCTGCTGATCGTTTTAGTGAATTAGATTTGGGTGCAGAAAATTTTAGAAAAGACACTGGATTATTAGCAAGCCAAACCAAATTAATTGAATCTAATGTAAGAGAAATTAGCCGTGATATGGCTCAATTTGGAGTTGGTGTGGCTGAAGCATATGCTGCTGCAAAAGGATTAACTGATACCTTTGGTGATCAATTCATGGCAAGCAACAAACAGAATGTTGAATATGTTGCTTTGATGAATGCAAATTTTGGTGTAGGTGCAGATATTAGTTCTGAAGTATTACAAAATTTCATGGGTATTGGTAAAATGAGTAGTGAAACGGCTCGTTATATGACTACTGCTGCTGCAAGTTTAAGCAAAGCTGCCGGTATTCCTTTTAATAAAGTAATGCAAGATGTAGCCAAAGCAAGTGGAGAAACATTGTCGGCAATTAGAGGTAACGTTCCAGAATTAATTAAAGCAAGCGTTGAAGCACGTCGTTTAGGAACCGATATTAATGCGGTTGGTGCTGCTGCAAGTAGATTACTTGATTTTCAAACTTCAGTTGGTGAAGAAATGGAAGCAAGTGTATTAATGGGTAAAGATTTAAATTTACAAAAGGCACGTGAACTTGCATATGCCGGTGATTTAGCAGGACTTGCACAAGAACAATCACGTATTGTTCAAAATGCTGGTAAAATGGATTTCTATCAACAAAAGGCATTGGCTAATGCATTGGGTATGAGTATAGAACAAGTTACCAAAATGCAAGCAAAGCAACAAGAATTGAGTGATTTAAGAAAACAAGATCCTGATTTCGCCCGTAAGTACGAAGAAGAAATGAGAAAAATGAATGATCTTGGTAAAGAGAGTAATGAGGATCTCAAGAAAAAATATGAACAAGAATTAAAAACTCAACAAATTCAAGGTGAACAAACAAAATTAGCAAATCAATTTAAAGAAATTATGACTGATTTGGCAGATATATTGGTACCAGTTGTTAAAGGATTATTTTTAATTGCCAATATATTAGTTGGAATTTTAAGACCTTTAGGATTTATATTTAAAGTATTTGGTTCTATTTATGATACAATTTCTTTAATATGGGACAAAACTCAAACTTGGGATAATATTGTTAATAATTTAACAAAATCATTTAAAGATTTATTTTCAAGTGTCGGTGCGGGTATATTATCTACAATAGGAATTTTACTGTTATTTACAAAAGGACTTGCTCCTGTAAGAGCTATGATGTGGAATACATTCGTAACTCCATTTAAAGCTGGTATCAGTGGATTAAGCAATTTAAAAAATTTAGCACGTAGTTTAATTTCTGGTGCTCCTGCAAAAACCGGTTTAGGTGGTAAAATAATGAGCGGCGGTGGCGAAATGATTACTTCAAATACAGTTCCTACTGGTGGCGCGGAAGCCAAGGGAGGAATGATTAAATCTTTGAGTGAATCATTAAAAGGTATTAGTCCTGCAAAATTATTTGCTGTGGGTGCCGCGATGATTATGTTTGCATCTGCACTATATATTTTAGCTAAAGCTGGTCAAGAATTTAATACAGTTGATTGGAATTCATTAGGAAAGATGGGAGTTGCCGCACTTGGTTTATTAGCATTTACCGGAGCACTTATTGCTATGTCAGTGGCTTTAGATGCAAGTGTTGAAGTTATTGCTCCAGCATTATTAATTATGGGCATGTTTTCGGCAACAATGTTAGCAATGGGTTATGCAGCTAAATTATTAGGTGAAGGATTTCATTTGGTTGGTGAATCATTAAGCTTATTTGCAAATAGAGAATCAATTAACGGTATAACAGAAGTAACTGCGGCTATTCACGAATTAAATAAAGAAATTAGTAATGTTAGTTTATTGAAAGTTGGTGCATTGGCAGCATTAAATGTTTCTGCTGCTGCGGCAGGAGTTGCTGGCGGCGGTGCCGGAAGTGCTGAAGTTGTTGGTAAACTTGATGAATTAATTGGATTAATGAAGAGTGGCGCAATCGCAGTTAATATTGATAGTAGCCGTGCAAATTATTTATTGGCTAGAGGACAAAAAGAACGTGGAGCATTAGGAGCAGTCTAATACTTATAATATATGGCAAATCAAAATAATATAGACGGTACAATATCTACTACAAATACTCAAATTGTAGCTAACGGATATAAATTACCTGAAGGATTCAATAATAGTCGTCAACCCGGCGAATTAGCCAATTTATTTGATGCTAACAGTAGCATTATTTACGATAAGTTTAGTGCAAAGACTGGATATACAGGACTATTAAAATTTGGTCCAAGACAGCCGTTTATTACAAGCAATCCAAATAAGCATTCAACTTTATTTAGTACAAGAGCATTTCCATTTGGAAGTGCAGTTGATGATGTTCAACGTATTACCAAATGGTCATTAACTGGAGATGGTGTTGTTTTTCTTGGAAAACAATTTTTTTTACAAGGTCAAAATTCATTTAATGAAACAAAATTATATAATCCATTGATGCCAATCCAAAGTGTAGCAAGTACACTATCTTTTGGATTAATTCCTACTCCAACACGTCACATTGATTTTTCAAGTTTAACTTCATTTTTAGGATTTGGAAGTTCTCCACAACCTGTATCAACAACAGTTGCATCAAGTGGTGCTGGTAAAAGTGCATTGTCTGACAGAGTAAAAACATCTGGTAATCCATATAAAGGATTGATTCGTGGATCCACTGCGTCAGATGCAAACACTACAATGACTCAGAAATGGACAAGTCCTTCAATCGGAGGATTATTAGGTAATTATTTTAAAAGTGGATTCAATAAAATTTTCGGAGGATTAATTCCCGTTGGTCAACCTGCAAATACATATTATCGAGCAGATGAAGGTATGTATGGAATTATGTTGGGAGCCAAAGATAAATTTGTATCTTCTACTAGCACAGGAGACAATTTAAAATGGGGAACTCAATTATATCAACGCTGGCAAGGTGGTGACGGCAGCACTCAAGGTATTAGAAAATCAAGTCAAACATCAATTACGGATAGTAAAAAACTATTACATGCATTTAATGGAACTATTCCACAAACTGCTCAATATTTTGGTCATAGTGTAGGATATTCTCCTAAAGATAATAATTATAAATATCGAACATATGGTGACAATGTTGGTATCGTACCAATTAAATTAAATAAAGCTGGTACTACAAGTTATGAATATTCTGATATTTTAAGTGTGTATGTAAAATATGTAAATCCAGAATTAAAATCAGAAATAAAATTTAGTGAGACTAATGACGATGCTGTAAAAAACATTAAAGAAAATCTAGATAAACTAATTACAAATATTGAATCTGCTGGATATTTAACCGATTCGTCTAAATCAATTGGATTGATAATGCAACAATTTAATTCAAAAACTGATATTGGTTATAATAATATTACAAATAAAACAAAAGATCCATTTAATACAAAATCTCCTGAATTTTATAATGGAGGATATTTAACTAATTTTAAAAATTCTATTAATAAAAACCAATTACTTGATAATTCGGATGGAAAAGGATTTGCTACAACAAATCAAGCTGACAAAATCAACTTATTAGATATTTCTACTTTAAATGAAGAATCATTAGGCCAAGAAAACTCGTCTTACAAAAAATATGAAAGTGATCAGATAGCATTTTTTTTCTATGATATTGTAAATGATAAATATATTCCATTTAGAGCAACAGTCAAAGGACTAAGTGAAAGTAATACCGCAGAGTGGAATGATGTCAGTTATGTTGGACGTGCGGATAAATTATACACTTACAAAGGATTTACTCGTACACTACAATTTAATTTTACGGTGTATATCAATAGTGTTCAAGAATTATTACCTACATGGAAAAGAATTAATTATTTTTGTGGATTGGTAAAGCCTGCAAATTATACTGCTAATGGTGCTACTTCTAATTTTTCTCGTTTTATCATTCCTCCGATGATAAATTTTACAATTGGTGATATGTATAAAAACCAACCCGGTGTTATTACTAGTATTGGATTAAGTATACCAGAAGATGCCACATGGGAAACTCTCGGTGAAGACGGAATGAATAATTATACTAATCCTGATAAAGATTGGAATTATTTAAATGGTATAATTATATGGAAAAATTCTAAAGGTAAATATGCACAATTCCCAAGAGTTGCAGACCTAAGTGTTTCGTTGAATATTCTTGAAAAAGAGAAACCAATTGTTGGCGGCAGTCAATATGGAGATGTTTATAGAGATTCTAATTTTAAAAATATGCAATCGGCAGGAGATTTTTCTAAACAATTAATTGTTGTTAATTCTAAATAATATATGAATAGATATAATGTAGCTCAACTTGATACTCGATTTGATGGCAAACGAGTATATAAAAGTGTTATATATCCTGTAATTCATCAAGATAGCACAGATATATACATTATAACAAATGATACTATGTATTTGGATGTATTGGCTGATAAGTATTATAAGGATGTTTCGTTGTGGTGGGTTATTGCATTGGCAAACAATATTGGTAAAGGTCGTTTAAGTGTTCCTTCCGGTATTCAATTACGTATTCCCGGAAATATATTTAAAATATTAAACGATTACAAATTAATTAATTCATAAGTTATATGGCAGCTATCGAAAATTTTGACAATAGACCATGGGTTCCTCATGCAATTCCAAACCCAATTCGTGCGGAATTGTATCGTCGTAAATTAGATAGAGGAGTAATTTATACTAACGATACTACGGCATGGTCAGATAATACATGGAAACAATATCGAGGTCCATTGTCATCATGGGTTCGTGTAACAAGTAATGGCACTGGAATTAATAAAACCCTTGTAAATACAAATAAATTATCTATAGATGAATTAACTCAATTAAAAAAAGATGGATTTGTGTTTTATGGAGGACAAGGTTTTTATGACGCATTTGGACAAATTAATCCATTAAATAATGAATATACATCAAATATATTGGGATATGATGTTGTTGGTCAATCACATCAACTTAATTTAATTAATAAGACTTCATATTTAGCTACTTTGTCTGGCAATAGATCTGTTCCTATTATAATTCCACCTCCGGGTATTATTTCTATTGAAACTAGTATTCAAAAAGAACGTATTCGTAAAGCAACTATCAACTGGAAATGTTATAGTTTTGCTCAATTGGAATATATGACTCCATATTTTTTAACTCCGGGCATTAGTGTTATTGTTGAATTTGGATGGAATCATTTTAATATTAATTCATTGTTAAATATAACAAATAAAGTTGAATTACGTCAATTATGGGAAGACGGCACTCCTTTATATACCAATAATATTTTAAAATCAAATGGAATGTATGATGTTACATTTGGACAAATTGCTAATTTTGAATTTAGTTCGCAAGATGGATTAACGTATGATTGTAAGACAGAAGTCTATTCTAAACATAGAAATCATAGTGGTGGGTTCATGAACGAAGCTCCAAAAACCACAGAAACAAAATCTGAAATATTAACAAGACCAAGTTTTTATGAATTTTCAAATCAACGTTTGAAAAAAATTAGCAAATGTTTAGAAGATAAACCTTTAAATTTTTTCGATCCATTAGACAGTGAAGAAGAGAAAAAATTTAAAGATGCGACCTTTGATCGAACTTTATCACAAACTTTTTATCAAAATCCTTATAGTGGAAAAAAACAAGTTGAAGATAGAATTTGCATTGGTCGTGGCAAAATTAAAAACGATCCGTTTGAAAAAATGTATGGTCCGCCAGATCAATACGACTGGGATAAAGAATCTCCTGAAGAAGTATGGGTAACAATGGGATTTTTGATTGAATTATTAAATTTATTTATCACTCAAGACATTAAATTATTACAATCAAATAATCAACCGTTCAAATTATATTCAATTGATATCGAAGATGTATTAATTGGAGCACATCCAAATTTAATTAGTACAGATCCTAGCATCATGCTCGTACCAAATGCACAAGCACCTAAATTTAATTTAGGATGGAGATATTGGTTAGATAAAGAAGATCGCCAAGCAGGAACTTTTTATAAAGAAAGTAATTTTACTAACGATCATGTTTATGTTAATACTAATAATTTAAAAGAATTGATAAAAATTGCAACGGATCTTCCTTCTCTTTTTTTAAATGAAGACAACATAAATGCATCGGATAAAATAAATACGTCAGTAAATAAAAATAGATTGCAAGCTCAAACTTATTCATCTCCAGTTGGCAGTTTAGGATTAAAGGCAATAAATTCTGGATCTGCAAATCCTTATGATAAAGTACTTTATAAAACATTTGCTACCGGGTTTGCTGAAAATACTGATAAGCAAGTTGTTAATCGCGGAGCATATCGTGATGATATTGATAGTTTTATCAATAGATTTAGATATAATAGTCCAAATCAACAAATAGAACAAGGATACTATTCATTTCCACAATATAAAAACTATAAAAAAGGTGATACTGTATATGATGCAGGTAGATATGGATATCTAAAAGATTTGTATGTTAATATTAATTTAATTATTAATACATCAAAAGATTCTAAAACAGTAGAAGATTTCTTAAAAACTATTCTAGAAAAAATAACTGGTGCAGTAGGAGGATTTTGGGATTTTGACGTTGTAGAATCTGAACATAAATTAACAATTATTGATAAAAAATTCATTTCAAAAAATATTTTTGATGATGTTTATCAATTTGATATTTCATCTGATAGCATTGTAAAAAGTATTACTTTTAGTGGAACTCCGTCTAGCGCACAAGCAAATCAAGTGATTGCAGGAAGTAGTAATAATCAAGGAAATAATACAGGAACTGCGGTATCAACTGAATTGCCTAATTTTTATTATGGAGATCGTTTAAGAATTAACGAAATTGAACCAGATAAAAATAAATCTTTGATCAATGAATCATCTGATGTAATCAAGCAATTACAAAAATATGGAAAAGTAAATAATGCATATTTTGTTAGTTTGAAACAATATAATCGTCCTGTTTATGCTCCGATTGCGACGGGTATGTATAGTCCGGTAACTCCAGTATCTGTGCCAACACAAACATTATATAAAGTGTACAACTTGGCATTACCTAGTGTTCCTTTATTATTAACTATTTTAAGTGACGATGATTTTGTTAACAATACAAATATTTATGGTGGGCAACAACCTAACTTTACATGTGAATTGACATTGCAAGGTATTTCTGGATTACGTACTTTTCAATGTTTTAGTATTAAAAATTTACCAAAGCCATATAGCGAAAGTGATATCATTTTTCAAATTGTTGATGTAAACCACAGTGTTCAAAATGGTGATTGGACTACAACAATTAAAGCAGGAATTCGTCCAATTAGAGGAAGAAAGGTCAATTTTTCTGATGGGGAATCTGCGTATGACTCAACTGTTGTCAACCCAATTAAAAACGTCGTATGATTGATATAAATAAATATAATCAAATTACAGGAGAATCGGATATTGTTAAATACATATATCCAATTCCTCATATATTTACTGTTACATCAAATGATTACAGTGCTGGATTTGTAACAAGATATTTTGTTCAGAAAATTAATGACTCAAATGTGATTGAAGTTGATCAATCAAATTATTTAGATGTTTCAAAAACACTGTATAAAAAAGTAATGTTAGATTGGAAATTAATTGGCACTGAACGTAACGTGTATAAAAATGGTAAATTATACGAATATGGTATTTATGAAGTTAATTTATCGGCATTAAACAATGCATCTAAAATTATATCAAATTTAAAATCATTTGTCACAGACTATACTCAATATGGACGTTTTATAAAAAGTTGACGGTTACTAGGTTTTAAAGTATCGTGTTAGAATGACCATTGAAAGTCAATCTGACTACGAGCAATTTATTAAAGATAATAGCAATAGTGATATCATCATGGAATGTATTGGCCGTGATGATCGTTATCATGCCGCTGCCGATTCCGCATGTTTATTGTTTGTAAAAAATATATCAAATTACCATTATTATTCAATTTCTATTGGACATCCTGATGTTGCGTTTGCAATTGATAAAGATCAATTGATTTCTGATTTTAATAGTTTTCAAGGAAAGAAGTGGGTATTTGATAAAAAGAAATTTTCTCATTTACTAAATATTAGTAATTTATATGATTACAATTTAGTAGAATTTTTAGAACGTGGAGAAATTCAGGATTACGCTGAATTTGATACAAATGCACATTCTTTCTGTCGTACTTTATATAAAGAATATAGTGACATTAATTTTACAATTCCATTATCCAAACATGTTGAGCGATTTGATCACATGACGGATAGTGTTGCAAATAAACTTCGTACAATCAAACTTGATCCGAGTTTTAACAAACTTAATACATCAGTTATCGAAAATTTAAAATTGATGGAAGGAAACGGCATTAAAGTTAATCCAGAAATATTTACAAAATATTTTGGACAGAAGAATATTAAATTAAAAGATAACTTTGTTTATACGGAATATAATTTATTTACTGCTACTGGTCGTCCAAGTAATCGATTTGGTGGTGTTAATTATGCTGCACTAAAAAAGGACGATGGATGTCGTGCATCATTTATCAGTCGTTATGGAAAGCAAGGTAAATTATTTATGGTAGATTATAGTGCATATCATCCGCACTTGATTGCGGAACTTGTGCATTATAAATTACCTGACGATACATACAACTATCTTGGTAAATATTATTTTAAAAAAGATGAACTAACTGATGAAGAAATAAAAACGGCAAAGAATATAACATTCCAATTGATGTATGGCAACATACCAGATCAATACAAGGATATTCCATATTTTGCCAAGATTACAGAATACATTAATCATCGATGGCAACATTTTCAAAGTTATGGTTATGTAGAGACCCCCGTATTTAAACGTCAAATTTCTAATAACAACATAGAATCACCAAATCCAAATAAGTTATTTAATTATATTCTACAAGCATCTGAAACTGAATATAATATGGAAATGTTGACGTTAGTAAATATTTATTTGCAAATGAATAACAAACTAACAAAGCCTATTTTATATACATATGATAGTGTATTGTTTGATATGTATGCAAACGATGGAGTCGAGACATTCAAACAAATTAAAAAGTTGATGGTATATGGTGGTCGTTTTCCTGTAAAATGTTATGTCGGTGATAATTACAATGAAATGTCTGTAATAAGTCTATAATAATGAATTTCTTTCATATATTTATATGTAATGAAAGAAATCTATAACAAAGTTTTGGACGAAATTGCCGTTGATCCTAGATTAGACTCCGGTATTTTTGATATTGGAAATAATGATCATTTGGCTTTATTTCGTGAATATCTTGCTAAAGAAGGTATTAGCGAAGAACAAGCGATTGCTGCAAGTAATATTTTAGCAGAGACTGGAAAGTTTCCTGATCGCCAAGCATATAACAAAAATGGATTACTTGTTACATTTCCTTCACCTGAGTATAAACAACGTGCATTATCCCGTGGAACTCATTTTGAAGAAAATCCTAAGAAATCACAAGTAAATATTTTTGCTGATCCAAATCAACCTCAAGCTGCACAGCCTGCTGCACAACCTGCGGCAGCACCGGCACAATCCGCAACAACTCCACAACCTGTTGTTGCACCTGTTGCACAAAGCACAAGTACTATTAATCCTGCAACATCAACTCCTCAACAAATTTCAACTGATAATCGCAGTCCCCAAGAAAAAACAGTAGATGGAGCGGCAATTGAAAAGATGTTGAAGACTGAATATACATTGAAAGAAGCGGTCAGTTTTGGATTTTATCAAAAAGATAATATTTGGTACACATCTGAAGGAGTTAAAGTAGGTCGTTTATGGTATGTTGATAATAGAGGCACTCAACTTATATTGCCATGTTAAACAGAGAAAAACAATTACTTTGTACTTTTGCCACGGCAACTAACTGTGCAGAATTAATTAAAAAAATTAATTCATTTTATACAGTTATCGAGCACAAATTTTTTGTATTTTGCAATGTTAAAAATGTAACTGAACATTATATTACTTACAATGTTGATTGTAGAGTTGGTCATTTAAATAAATGTCCCAGTACAATCTCTATTCATCGAAAGAAAAATTATAACACTCTATATACCTTGAATGGTATGAATAGATTGATCACTGAAGAAAACAACGGTACTTTTGATAAAAGTTTTCAACTCAACTGGGAACTTTATAGAAACTCACTTATTTTAACCAGCGAAGTCAGTGTTAAAATAATCTCTCTTAAGCTCGTAGATATTATATCTTGAGTCACTTATTATATTCGTGTTGATGTTTTTATATGAAAGAATTTCTTGTTCTTTCTGAAAACTCGCCTATACTTATAGGTGTATTAAATGAAGGTATGAGTCGTGTGACTCACATCAACATGTGATACATATTTAACAATTAACAATTAAAAAATTAGTAATTATGGCATTAGATCCAGCAAGAATTAAGAAGAGCATGCGCTCAGTTTCCAACGATAACAATAAGAAGACTCTTATTTGGAAACCAAAAAACAAACACGTACTTCGTATCCTCCCATACAAGTTTGACCCATCGGGATATTCATTTATCGAACTAAAGTTCCACTACAACATTAAAGATGAAAAGGGCTTCAATCGTAGCTTTTTGAGTCCAGATAGTTTTGGCCGTCCAGATCCTATCGTTGAATGGAGCAATCGTATGAAGAGAGCCGGTGGTGATGACTGGAAGTTAGGTCGTCAATGGGAAGCAAAAGCACGTACTTATGTTCCTATTATTGTACGTGGTGAAGAGCAATTGGGTGTACGCTTCTGGGGATTTGGAGCATCTGTCTTCAAAGAACTATTACGTATCATCGACAATCCAGAATACGGTGACATTACCGATCTCCAAAACGGTACCGATATTGAAATTGTATTCAAGGATAAGCACGAAACTGCAACCAAGTTGCCTGAAACTAAAATTACTGTAAAACGTAATTCAAGTCCAGCAATTGATGCTGCAAACAAACATATTGTTGAAAACCAAGTTGATATATTAACTTTGTTTCCAGAACCAACTTATGATGAATTGAAGGAAGTATTCCTCAAATATATCATGCCACATGAAGATGCCGCTGAAGGCACCGTAAATAGCGTGATTGATGAAGAAGCTTTGGAACCAGTTTCTCCAAGTGCTGCTGCAAGCAAATCAAACAGCGATCACGATGCTGATTTGGATGAATTGTTTGGAAATAGCAAATAAATTAAATTGCTAAAATGAGGATGGTGATATAAACTATCGCCATCCTTTTTTTTGGATTTAAAATTTAAACAAAAAAATGATACGTTATAGAAAATATTATGAAAAAGAAAACAGGAACACATATAAATGCAGAAGTAGAATCCACCAAAGATAAATTATTGGAAGGATTGGCGGATGAATTAAATAAAGCAAACAAAGATGGTGGCAAGGTAGCTTATTTTTTGGATGAACATGAAGATCCATCAAATATTACGGATTGGGTTAGTACGGGGTCATCTATTTTAGATTTAGCAATTAGCAATAGACCAAATGGAGGATTGCCAGTTGGCCGTATTGTTGAATTGACTGGATTAGAAGGAACCGGTAAAAGCTTAGTAAGCGCACATATTGTTGCAGATACACAAAAGAAAGGTGGCAAAGCAATTTACATTGATACTGAAAACGCTGCTGCACCAGAATTTTGGAAATCATTAGGTGTTGATTTATCAAAAAAGAAACTTCTATATACACAAGCAGAAACTGTAGAAGAAATTTTTGATCGTATTGAAAAGGCAATTGCGTATATTCGTAAAGACAGCCCAGATTTGTTATTAACAATTATTGTTGACAGTGTTGCTGCGGCATCAACAAAAGCAGAATTGGAAAGCGATCATGGAAAAGATGGTTATGCAACTGGAAAAGCAATCATCATTTCTAAAGCAATGCGTAAAATTACCAATATGATTGGTCGTCAAAAAGTATTAATTATTTTTACCAATCAATTACGTGTTAATATTAATGCAATGGCATTCGGTGACAAATATGTTGTTTCTGGTGGAAAAGCATTAGCATATCACTGTAGCGTTCGTGTTCGTTTGAACAATACAGGTAAATTAAAGAAGGGTGAAGAAGTCATTGGTAATGAATGTAAAGCAGTCGTTATCAAAAATCGTATGGGACCACCACAACGTCAAGCATCATTTGATATTTACTTTGATTCTGGAATTGCAGATTATGCAAGCTGGCTTAAGGTTTTGAAGGAATATAATTACGTCAAACCTGCGGGAAGTGCAGGATTAAAATATATTGCAGATGATGGGACAGAAGTGGTATTCTCTAGCAAGGATTTTGTAACGGTATTAAATGAAAAACCTGCTATCAAAGATGAAATCTATAAGAAAATCTGTGATGCAGTAATTATGAAATACAAAGATCCTAATAGCAAGATCGAAACTGATGCCACTGTAAGCACAGAAGAAGATGTTGTTGGTAATGGAGAAAACGACTAATTTATGGAAAATGATCTATCCGCGAGTGATCGCAAAAGAATTTACTCAATGTTTCAAAACATGGTTGCCGAAGGCAAACCGGTAGAAAGAACATTTAATAGCGAAGTGTTATTAGTGGATGGATTAAATACATTTTTTAGATCGTTCATGGCTGTACCAAGCCTAAATGATAATGGATTACATGTTGGTGGCATAGCTGGCTTTTTACAAAGCGTTGGCTATGCCACCAAACTTTTAAATCCAAC